ATTCCAGAAGTTCCAGATGAACCATTAGTTCCAGATATTCCAGAAGTTCCAGATGAACCATTAGTTCCAGATATTCCAGAAGTTCCAGATGAACCACTGGTCCCAGATTCACCAGATGTGCCATTTGTTCCACTCGTTCCTGACTCTCCGCTGGTACCAGATTCACCAGATGTGCCACTCGTTCCTGACTCTCCGCTGGTACCAGATTCACCAGATGTGCCACTCGTTCCTGACTCTCCGCTGGTACCAGATTCACCAGATGTGCCACTAGTGCCAGATGTTCCACTTTCTCCTGATGTTCCAGACTTTCCACTCGTTCCTGAAGAACCACTTGTCCCAGATTCGCCAGATGTGCCTGATTCCCCACTAGTTCCGCTAGAACCACTTGTTCCACTTACACCACTAGTCCCACTAGTTCCAGTTATATTTGTATCATCTACATAAACTACTCCACTAGTAGTTGTTTTTACCAATCCAGCTGTTTCACCACTCAAAGTTATTCCACTTACCGTAATATTATATACATGAAGTGTATTTGTATCAATATCATAAACAAACTCTGGATCTATCATAGCATCTACACTCTCACCACTACTTCCAGATGTTCCATCTGTACCAGATGTCCCATTAGTTCCAGAATCACCGCTAGTTCCTGATGTTCCACTTTCGCCGCTTGTACCACTTTCTCCACTACTTCCACTTGTGCCATCAACTCCTGGAGTTCCCATACCAGAAGTTCCACTACTTCCTAAAAATGTCCCATCTCTACCACTACTACCAGATGTTCCGCTTATACCACCGGTGCCTGATGTTCCACTTGTACCGCCAGTTCCACTTGTACCACTTTCTCCACTACTTCCACTCAATCCACTTGTGCCAGCAGTTCCACTTTCTCCACTAGTTCCAGATGAACCTAAAAACTCTCCGTCTCTTCCGCTTGAGCCACTTGTCCCGCTTTCGCCTGACGTTCCACTTGTTCCATTTGTTCCGCTTACTCCACTAGTTCCACTCACTCCACTGGTTCCACTAACACCGCCAAAAGAAGTAATCAAGCAATTCGTAAACTCTTGAATTGTATGACCACTTCCACCAGATATCCAATTCACATTAAACTTTACCTGACTTTGTGATGGTTGGTCGGACACTCCAAGTATATCATAAATAGCAAAAAGTGTAGCATTATTATTTTGTTCAATTTTTAAATATGAACCAACTACAAAATGATTCAACCAACCATGGACATCAACACCATAAATATCCGAATAGTTTATTACAAATGTATCAATTGAATCTATATCTCCACCATAGTAATAATCAGATAATCTAAAACCGTTTGCTTGACCTGTTGAAGTTTGAACATCTTGTGATACTCCTACAAAAGGTCTGGATGTTCCAAATGGCGAATAACCACTACTTCCGCTGGTTCCACTGGTTCCACTACTTCCATAGAAATTACCATCTACACCAGACGATCCTGATGTACCTTTCATATTCTCCATTATGACATTAATCGACCTGCTATCAGAGTTAAATGAGCTAGAAACAGCATCATTACCAGTTATAGCTGCTTCCTCGTTTGAAGGTATTGTTCCTACTACATTAAATCTTAAAGCATTATTATTAGGATCGTATGACCTTCCGAACGCTTCCTCTGATGAAAAATATTTCTCATTGTCCATGATTTATTATATTTATTTTATCTTGATGTTGAACCAACTTTAAAGTTATATACATTATTATATGGTTTGTCGTTGTATGTGTTATTATAATACAATGGATAATCCGCTTTATGATCTTCAATATATCTCGACATTATCTTTCTTACTCTATCAATATAATTCTGTATAAAACTGCGATAATAGGCCAAATCTTTACTCTCTACCGTAACCGAATGGTCACTATTTTTAATTCTTAAACCAGAACTAACCAATTGATACGAAAGAGTGACGCTAATATATTGCCATACTCCATATGAAATAAGTTCTTTTAAAAAATTATCTACTAAATATTTATTAGCAGTTGAGTATGTTCCACCAGATTTTTGCGACATAATCTCATCTGTTAATGATTGGCCAAGACTTTCCATTAAAATAGTATTTTCAACCATTTTAATTCCATTGTCAATTAAAGAATCATTTATCTCAGCGTTTAATTCTGGTACGTAATTCTTAACCTCACTGGCTGTAACTATATATAAAGTGTACATATTATATTGAATTATTTTTTTCTATTGGTTGTGTTATCTGTAATTTTTTGTCAAGTAATGGTTGTAATTTACGGTCTATCTCAGCCTTAGTTGGTTGAACAACATTCGTGTCATATAAAGTCTGGAAAGTTTGTAAATCACTCGTATTACCTAATTTTCCAGGAACCATTAATCCTAAGAGCGGTGCTGGATAATTGTGTGCTATACCAATTTGTGTTATTACTTGATCGGTTAAAAATCTATATTTTCTATCACCTTCTTCCTCATTTATTTTTGTGATTGTTGGTGCGTGGTCTTTATCTTCGCTATAAGTAATAAATAATCTACCAGCATTTTCTCCTCCAACAAAAGAGTTTTTAATATCTTTTTCAAAATCTTTTTGTTTTTCCTCGTCAAAATATGCTGGAACATTTATTAATGTATTTGCCACAAAATTGTTTTGAACTAAATTGGCATAATAGTTTTGAAGTTCTACCTCTGTTGTAATCCATTTTATTCCAGAATAATAATATGGTTTTGGATAAACATCTTCCCCAGCTATGTATCTTTTTGCGTAATATATCTGGTGGTTGTCAAACTTTGTATTTTCATTATATGCTTGTAGCATCATTATTTTCCTATTACTATATTTAAACCAATCATTTGAATAAAAATAAAAAAGTGGATTGTTGTTTTCGTCTGGCTTTCCACATCTTACTTTACTAAAATCTAAATGAGTCATTTTTAATATACTTGTATGTATTGGATTCCACGTGACTTCTATTGCAAATCCACCGAAAAGTATATAATCTAAAACTAATTTTTTATAAAAATCGTCTTCTTGTTGGTCCTTTGTAATTTGTAATTCTAGATTATTTAATATCGCTGCATGAACGCTTGATTTATAATAAAGTTCTATAAGATTGAAAAACCATTTATTATCTTCTCCTACACTATAATAATTATATGTTGGATTCCATACTTCTTGAAATACTGGTATTTTCATTTCTGAGAGCTTTACGGCTGTATAACCACCTGATTTATTCTCCATATTGGTATATTTATTTTTATCTGCTTACTACTTATATATATTTTTTTTGTAAAATTCATTCTGCAAAAAAATACCCAGACACTCTATTTTACTAGAGTGCCTAGGTATTAGGAAATATGTAAGATAAAAAGGATTACTTACATTACACAATATAATCAGCTAAAACCGCAGCAGTACCAATTCCACCCGTAGAATCATCTAATAGATAGAAAGGTGTTGCTTCTGTTCCTTCCAATTCGAGTGATAGACCTTTGAAGCCATCAGCAGCAGCCTCACTTCCGAGTGTTGCTGTAACAGCGTCCAATCCATTACTGAAGCCAAGACCATAATATTTACCATCTATTGTCTTTACAATAGCAACAACGGTTGCTTGTAGTAATTCTTTATAAATAGTAATTTTCTCTTTCTCCAAGCCTTGGACTTTAATTGTAAGTTTTGGTTTACTGATTGCTGTTCCATTTTGGATATTAATTGTAGCTGTATCAATAAACGAAGCTACATTTTTATTCTGAGCGATTTCATAGAAACATTTGTTTCCAGTAGTTTCGCCCGAGACGGTTAAACCGCTTAAAACTACACCAGCAGCGTCAGTTGTAAAACTCAAAATGCTGTCGTAATTAGCGATATAGACCGTTGATACACCAGGTGTAGAGTTTCTACAAGCCGATGCTACTTCTTGATTAAATCTTAAACATGCCATATCTTATTTTCTAATTATTTTTTGTTGCATTATTGAGCCAATACAATATATTCTCCAAAGTAATATGCAGCACCCAATTTTCCATCGGCTACGAATCTTACTTCTTGGTTATCCTGACTCCACCATAATTGAATCTTATCTTCTTCACTTACAAGGTCAGTAACCCAAAGTAAGGTGGAAGCTGGAGCGAGAATCATAACGCATTGATTATCCAACGCTTTAATTGGTTGAACGGTTACGTTAGTTCCAGGAAATCTGAAAGCCATTAAGTTTGGCCCAGTTTGGTCGATAGCATATATATTGGCTATAACCATCGCCTGTTGCATTAATGAGAATGTAGAATAACTTACGAAGAGTTTTAAATCATCAAAGTTCTTAGCCTCTGGACTAAGGTGATTATACATTCCATAAACAGCAGCTGCCCATGTTGAAAATGTTTGACCGGTTGTACAAGGATTAAATGAATAATCATGTACGTCAGCATCGGCGTTTAATTGATGGACTAAACCTTCGCATGCTACACTAGAAGCCGCGTCGTTTGACCAATACATAGTTTCAAGAACAGTTTGAATCTGTTTTGTTTTTAAATTGACATACGCTTGTTCAAAAGGTATGTTTTCATTTTTACCTGCTCTCATTGATAGTTGGAGAGCGGTAGTTTCTAGATCTGCTGGACAAAGTTTTTCTGTCCATTTTAAAGAAACAACAGCAACATCTTTATCTGTGAGCGTTGTGGTTCCACTTGCAGTCCATCCACATCCACCAGCTTGTGTCAAAGCATTGGTTTCAAGATATTTCAAATTCTCTTTATACTTAACACCAGGATATACCTGAATAAGTTGAGGAGTTTGAGCACCTATGATAGCTTCAGTTAAAAGATTTTGGTTGTTTTCATTGACCCATGTGTAATTAATTGCAGTAATATCAAATGCCATTTTCTTTTAATTATTTTTTGAGTTGTCTGATCCTATTGATCTTATCAACTAGTGGTGATGTTGTAACGCTCACATCAGGCGTTGAGGATTTTGGCAATTCGCTAACGAAGTTTGCCTTTTGTTTAATAACATCAAGGTCTGTATTAAACTTTTGATTCTCACTATTCAACTTTTCAGTTTCACTAGTAAGTTTTTCTGTTTCACTAGAAAGATTTGAAGTCTTAGCCTCTAATTCTTTAATCTTCGCTTCTAGTTCCGCAATTTTAGTAGCCAATGTTTTAAGATCTTCCGCTGGTGGAGCTTCCTCCGCTGGTGGTGTTTCTTCTTTTGGTTCTTCGGCTGGCGGCGTTTTTGCTTCTTCTTCTACAACAGGTGGTTCCTGATCGGGCTCTTCTGGTGTTTCGACTTGTTCTACTATGTCAGTAATTAAGCCTTTTTCTACCGTTATAATTTGGCCACTCTCAAGTTCATATGAACCATCAGGTAATTCCATTAAACCATCTGGTGATTGGACAGAAACTTTTGCCCCAACAGCTAAATCGCCATCAACAATGATCTGTGTTCCGTCTTTCAATGTAAGCTCACCTTGAAACTTAATTTTAAGTAATTTCAAAAGTTTTTCAATCATTTGTTTCTGCTTATTTTTTGAGACATCTCTTCTACTTATAGATATAAAAAATAAGATATTTAGCAAATGATAAAAGATATGGCTGAGATATTACCTAGATATAGGCATAATAAACCGCCGATGTTAAAGAATAAAACATCGGCGGGAAAAATGAAAAAAATGAACTAAATAATTGACTATTATTATAAGATGATTTGAATAAAAAGTTTAAATAAATAAGCCTTCCAAACTAAATCCAATAACTTTTTTTGCTTTTATATATTCTTTTAATTTTTCTGAAATACATTGATATTGCCCCATAAAAGTCGTTTTATTATTTTTATCATCTTCTAATAAATATGATTTGGTCATTATAAGTGTGCCTGTTATATCTTCTCTGTGCATAAGAGTAATTTTTCTATTAAGCCCATATTTTTTTTGAATCTTCCTAACCGTATCTCTTGAAAAATATCCAAATCCTGGATTGCCTTGTCCATCAACATCTTTACGATATATCAACTTTCCAGATACAAGTATTGGTCCTGAAAGAATGCCTTTTTCTTCGTTTTCTACTTTTAATTCTATGTAGTTTTCTTTTGCGAAGTTTTCTACCAATTCTAAATGACATCTACAACCATCTTCACAATAAGTATTATATGTTGGACCGCCTTCTGTTTTCCTAGTCCCTGTCCATCCTTGTTGTGTTTGTAAACCAAGTATAGTTTCACCAACAGGTATTCTTGGAAGCGCTGTTGAAATCCAATCTCTTAATGTTCTTGGATTTGATGCGGCCCACTCCGAGCACGACGGGCATATATCCATATCATCTGCTCCTAAAACCCATTTATATGTAGCATCCAAATCTGTTTCTTTTATATCTTCTGCTTTCCATATTTCTTTTCTATGATTATTAAAGTATTCCCATGGAAGTTCTATTGCTGGATCATCTACTAATGAAACTGCTGAAATACCTGTCATATCATCGTTTTCTAAAATCTTCCATTGTTTAATTTTGTAAATTGGTTTCATACTTTTTTATTATTTTTTACCAAACGGCTTTTGATTCTATTGATTTTACTTTCCTCTGTACTCCTGTATATTCAGTTTCAACATTTATAACTGGTATTGTGGATGCTCCAGCAACTACATCAGTAACAATTTTTCTTAATATATTTTCATTAAATGTTTCACTGGTTGAACCAGGTCCAATTTTTCCTTGATTCACACCATTTAAGAAATCACCCATACCAGGACGTTGTACCACAGATTTTTGAACTACGAACTCCTGATCTTCTAATTCAGCTAATGTTCCACCTTCCGCGTGACTTTTTCCTAAAACTAAACCACCAGTTCCAAATGTAGGCAATGGCTCTGATGCTATCGCCGCGATTTGAACTCCTGCTAAAACTGCCGCCAATGCTCCCATTATTATACCCAAAGGAAGAAATGGAACGGTTTGTAATCCATTAACTACTGCTCCTGCTCCACCTATTACAGCCTGCCACATCCTATATTCTTTTTCTTTCTTTGCCGCCTTTTCTTTTTCTGATTTAACTTTTGCGGCTGCTTCTTCGTCTATTCTTTCTTTTTCCCTCATATAATCACCATATGACATAGCACCTTTTTGATAAATCATATCAAGTGTTTCTATTGCTGCGCTTTGTTGATCTTCAATTATAGCAACATTTTCTTCAGTTTGCTGTTGGATTTTTTCCAATTGAGCACTCATAATAGTGTTCATAAAATCTGCTATAACCTGTACTCCCATTTGAACATAACCAAGTATTTTAGTTATGTTATTCTGGAACATATCATCTAAATCAGCATCAGCTTTCTTTATCTCATTTCTAAACTCCTGTACTGCTGCTGTTGCTTCTTCTATTCTTACTTTTATTGCTGAACTTTTCTGTTTTTCTGTTAAAGTTTTGCTCGCTTGTATTGATTGTTTTTCAATTTCTAATTGTTTCAGTATCAATATAATTTGTTGCTCATAAATAGCATTTCTTTCTTTTAACGCATTTTTTCTTTCCTCCATTGATCGTGTTTCATCGTCTGCTATTTGTTGTTGTTGTTGTGCTCGTAATTCTAATAATCTGGCTTCATCTTTATATAAACTTAATTGTAATTGCCTTTTATTTTCTGCGTATATTGCGTTATTCTCTGCTTTTCTTTGATTTGCTAACGCGTTTGTTGCAATTTCTACATCTGCTAACTTTTTCGCGTCTGTTTCAGCTGGTTTTATCTCTTCTATTTTAGTCTCTGTTTCCTTCTGTAATTTTACTAAATCATTTATGGATTTTTGTACTTCTGCTTGTTCTTGTTTTTTACCAAGTATATCAATTTCTATTTTTTTCAAATCATTTTGAGCTACGGTAGCTTGGTAAAATAAATCTAAAACCTTTTTATTTTCATCATCCATTGCTTTAACAAAAGCCTCAAAATGTGCAACATCAGCTCCGGCTGGCGCATTAAGTGTAATTGCACCTTTTGGCATTTCTTTACCATAATAATTTTTATATAATACTTCCATGTTAGCCTTAGCTGCTTCATATCTTTGTTTTAATAATTCAATATTCTTTTTTTGATTCTTGTACATCTGTGATTGAACACTACCTATAATTTTTGTAGTTCCTAACTGACCTTCTAATTGAATCTTTAATAATTTAATATTTGTTAATGATGTTTCTAAAACCGTTTTTTGATTATTTAATTCTGTATTTTGATCTTTTAATGTTTCGAGTTGCCCTACTAGTTCATTGCTTATTTTTTGTTCTTCTTTATATTTTTTTTCCTCTGGTGTAGTTTCTGGTAATAATTCTATTTCAATCTCTTTTACGGTTTTTGTTCTAGTTTTGTAAATTGCTATAATCTTTTCAGCCGCAGTTTTTGCTGCATTATATTCTTTATCTAATGAAGATATTGTATTCTTTAATCTACTAACTTGAAAATCTTCTACTGCTTGTGCAGTATCCATAGCTGCTTTTTTTGATATATTCTTTTTCCTAGCTTCTGCTTCTTTTGTAATATCAATAATTTTTGTTTGATATAGGTTTGTTTTATCATATATTTCTTTTCCAGCCGCAACAGCATCATCAACGAAAGTTTGTGGTCCAACCACCGCTGATTTTACACCTACCCACACTTTATGCCAAAAACCAGTATATTTTTCCTCTATTTTTGACAATTCTTTGTCTATTTCTTGTTGTAATAAAGTAGTTTGATTCAAAAGTTCATTATTAACGGTTTCCATTTCTGCTCCATATTCTCCTAATGTTCCTGTTAATTTTTTATATTCTACATCCAGTTGTTGTAAAGTTTTTACACTTTCATTATGTGATTCTCTTAATTTTTCATCCTTTATTACGGTTCCATCTAATGCTACTTCCCAACTTTTAACTGAATCTTCTGATTTTCTAAACGCTAAATATAAAACTCCTATTGCAGCCGCTAGTGCCACTAACGCTGTTATAAGTAATCCAACAGGATTTGCTCTCATAGCTGCATTCCAAACCAATTGTGCTTTTGTTGCTAATCCTACTCCTTTTGTTTGCGCGGCCTGTGCGACGGTTAATACTTGTGTCCCTGCTGCCTGTTCTACCAATAAAACATTTTTAGATTTAAATAAAACTAATTCTTTAACCGTTTGAGCATAACTTTCAATCATAGTTTTCAATCTTTTCGCTTCCGCTACTTGTTGTAATGCTTGTGATACACTTATTAAAGTTAGCATTTTTGTTTGTAATTCCCCTACTTCTTTGCTCTTCATTCCTAACAAACTCATAGTGCCAACCGTTGCGGCAACAGCGCTCGATGCCACTCCACCCAATTTGGCCATATTTCCAAACAGTTCGTCGGATTGAACACCAGCCATAGCGCTTTCTTTATTGAGGTCTTCAAACTCATTTTTTAATTCACCAAATCGTGCTTTTAATTTAGAATTATCTTCTGGTGATAATAAAGTATTTCCAATCAGCCCTTTTAAAGCCATCATTTCTTTTTTAATACCTAATATGGTTCCGTTAAATTGCGCTGCGTTTTTAACGTCAAAATTAAAATATATCTGCTCTAGTGTCATTATTTTTTACCATATTTTTTATATACTTCATCCATTAATATATCACATGAAGTATATATATCTTGTAATGTATCTATTGAAAAGTCAATTACAATCTTTTTCCATAATTTATAACTTATTATCTTTTCTACTTTTCTATATGATGCTCTTAAAAAATACTCATCATCTTCATCTATAATTAATTCCTGATCTTCTATATTTCTTAAATCATAAATCAATTTGAAAACTTCTACCATAATTATATACTTATTTTATGACGGATCAACGACTGTTGTTGTGTCAGTCCATACTCCAGCTTTTCTACTTTGAAATATTAATTTCCCTGTTCCTAATTTATCAAACTTTATTCTGAAACTCCCATTTGTTGAAGGATCTCCGAAATATAAATAAGCGTCATCTGGAATAGTAATACTCTTTCCAGACGCCATTGTAATATCATTCGCCTTATTAAAATAATTCGCTCCAACCCAAGTTTGGTCAGCCATATCATCAAAATCCTTATTCTTAATATAAACCTTTTTATCTGCTGAAATGGTTACACCTGTTGTTAAAACTAAAAAACTATCTGTTAAACCACTATTTATTGTACATTTGCTCGATGCTATCATAGTTATTCGTGAATCACTAATTGTATTATCGTGTGAGTTTATTATAACATTTGTAAATCCTGTTGCTGCCGTTGAACCACTATCCTCTGGATTTGTTGGCATTGTAATTGTATTTCTGTTTGAACCAATTAAAATGCTATTCTGCATTTGCACATCATTATCATCAGCACCAATTAAAGAAACATAATTATTTGATACTTTATTATTCTTACTAGATAAAATTGAAACCATATCACTTTCAGATATATTATCATTTCCGTGTATAATAAAAGATGGCGATAAACTTCTATTTCCTTCTCCAATAATTAAACCATTTGATTCCTGTGGATATTGGTTTAATGTTTCTTTTATAGTTATTCCAGTTAAAGCATTTAAAGTAAAATCAGATATTGCTGTATCTTGTATTGGATAATCTCTATTCGGAACTGGTGGTTGTAAGTTTAATACATTTGTATTTGGATTCAATCTCATTACTGAACCACTGCCACTCCCTGTTCCATTATCTACATTAACACCGCCTCCGCCGACTCCGCCGCCTCCAACACCACCAGGCCCTATTCCACCAGACACCATATAATTTTCTGGATCATAATAAATTGAATCGTTTAATGTGCTTAATTGTAATAATTGAACTTTACAACCCTGATTTGGATTCCAATCCTGAATCTTATATAATTGATAGTATTGTCCTTCTATTTTTACTTTCTTTCTCCAATCTAACGCTGCTATATCTGCTGGATTTAATCTTATTGTGCAAGTAATCATCCTGGAGTTTATATCTGTATAAAATGCTATTTTCTTCCTCCAATAATTCCAGGCTAATGTGTTTGAAGTGTTAAATGGAGAACCATAATAAACCGCTGTTCCATAATTCAAATCTAATGTTGGTGAATATGGATTGTCTTGGAACCCCGCGTATGGATGAGCAAATAATTGGTAATATTCATATGTTGAACCTGTTCCACCGCCACTGCCTGTTGTTGTTCTTTCAATTAAAAGTTGTGGAAATGTATGTCCTGTATAATTTGTTGAGTTTAGATACTTTCTATATAAAAACCTATTATTATAATCACTATCTGTTGGCCAACCATTATATTCGTCTTGTTGTGAATAAATCTTTGGTACATAATAATTTGTTGTTCCTAATAAGCCTGTAATTGTTGATGAAAATTGATCTTCAACTTTTTCTGTTGATTCTGCATAGTAAATATTCCTGGCTGTTTTATCACCGAACTCTGTTGATATTGCATCGCTATATTTCTTCAATAAAACATCGTTTCCGTCTTTCTTAAACTTAAATTGTATATCTTTGTCTAATAAGAAAGGTATTCTTTCGATTGTTTTATCTTTTGATATATCTACTTTATAAGTCCAATCTACAAAAGCCGATTGTGTATAACCAGTATAATAGAAATCATCGAATGGTTCAATGATTAAACATTTTGGATCATCTTTACTTTCAGCAAAAGTTAAATTAAACTTATTGGAAACACTTTTCAAAAAGTCAATTTGTTTCATATCATTTGGAAGAGCATCGGAAGGATATACCATACTATTCCACATATAATAATTCTTTTGTATTGGTGTATTGTAAAAACAAGTTATAGGTGTTGGACCTGTTTCATCTGTTTTAACAAAATATAACCATTTTGAACCTTTGGTATAAAACCCTCTTACATCAAGAGCCATCTGAACATATATCTCATCATCCATATTTAACCACTCTTCATAACTCATACAACTTATATAAGTAGAGCCACTATCTACTATGAAAGTTCCAGACCCGGTATAAGAATAAGTCCCTGCTGGTATGGTATGAATATTTTCTACTTGTTTTATAACAAAATCTGAATAACCATATCTTTTTCTTACTATTCTTATATAAACTTTTAATATGTTTCCTGGATCTACTACTTGGTATGGATTGGAAGCAGCATCAAACCAAATACCATATCTTACAAAAGCGTTTAATTCCCACGCTCCACTGCTGTTTATTTTCCAACTAAACGCTGGTGGTTGAGTTGTGCCTGATGGAAACCATTGTTCATTTGGATCAAACAAAGATGTTGCATATGTTGCGGCGCTATGGTCTAAATCATATCGCATTGGTTCAAAATATGGCAATACTTGATTTCCAGTAGGATATTCCTTTCCCATATAATTTGTTGATCTTCCTACTTTAAACTTCGTATTATTAAATTGTAAGTCCCAGTTTTTTCTAGCATTTCCTTGTGGAACGGTTAAACTCTTAAATAATGTTGAGTTCAAAAATGAGCTTGTATATCTAAAACCAGCATCTGAAAATATCTTATCCCATACTTCTTTAACATAAAGTGATGGTTTAAAGTTTTCTAATTTAACTATATTGCCACTTGATATATTTGCGAAATCTATAAGTGGATAATAAACACCTGTTGAACCTGTATAATTTGAAAATGTTTGTGTTACTCCTGGAACTCCCCAAGTTCTTGTTATGTTTGTCCATGTGAATCTATGGTTGTAAGCACTAAAATCCAAGTCATCGTTTGAATCATCGTTTCCTATTAATAATTTATCTCCTAATGTCGCCGCTAAGTTCTTTGAGTTTGAATAAAATGTTCCTTCATATTCTATCTTTCCTAAATCCTTTTTTATAACCGATGTAATTTCAAAAAAACCTGTTATTAATTCGACTGAATCTTGATAAATACCAGCATCTATTTTCTTATTAATAAACACTACACCATTTGACATTGCGCTTAAATCATTCCAGATATTTTCATCTAAAATCATATTAAACACCATATTGTTGTTTGGTGTTCCTGGTAATGTGATTGTCTTTGAATATGTTGCCCCTTTGTCTGCTATACTGGATGCTATTTGAAAAGTTAAATTAAATTGGTCTTTCTCATCATATAAATCAATTGGTAAATATCTATCAAGTTGTGGCAGTAATCTTATGCCAGTAATACCCCCACCAAAGCCATCTTGTGGTTCAAACAGAATTGTATTTCCTGTATTTTCTAAAAATATATATTGTGTATAAGTTCCAGATGTATAAACCGTTTCTCCACTATTATTATAAAGCCAAGGTGTAATTCCATATCCTGTATTCTCTGGAACTCCAGCTACTTCAAACTTTACTCCATAAGTAAAACCTGTTTGTATAAAAGTATTTCCAGTGAAATCATATACTGGTCCTTCATCAAATGTTCCTATGTCCTGCCAAATTGGTTCTGTGCTTCCTGAAACGCTTTGCGCATAACCTCCATTAAAAGTCCAACCAACAGGGTAATCTATTGAAACTAAACTACCACTTCCGTCTAATGAAGGATATATTGCCGCCGAAGTAGCCATAGTATTTCCACTCCAGTTATTAAAGTATTGATTAAAATTGTAATTGTATATATGTGGAGTTGGTTTATAAATGAATCTTAGCTCTATCATTTATTGTTTTTGTATTATTTTTTGATTTGATGGTCTAATTTTTATTTCAAAATATATTTCTTTATCATTTTTCTTTATTGGATAAGTCGCTGTATCTGTTATTGGAATATAAGGCACACCATATGGATATACAGTTCCTCCATATTTATATGTTCTTAAAACATAAACCACTGGACATTCTGCCAATTGCATTAACAATTGCGCTTCTTGTTGTGTAATGCTATGTGTTCTTAAAGTAATTTCTTCTACTACTGATGTGTTAAAAACCTTTTCGCCTGCTGCATATGTGTTATATGAATATTTATCTAGCTTCTGTTTATATGTTTCTCTGCTTATTTTATGTACTATATCTTTCTTTGCTGTGAAAGTAAATGTGTCATAACCTCCATGTGGATTCAACCAGAATAATTGCCAAGGGTCATACTTCAAACATTTATCTTGTTTATAAACCCTAAATGGAACTTTATTTAATAATTTAGTTCCGTTATATAAATCAATATCATAATAAACCCATCTATTTGTATAACCAGATAAAATGCCATTATTTATACATTGATAAGGTCCCATAGGAAAATAATATTTCAAAGAATTATCATAATGAAATGATATGCTTGTATCATATAATATGGATTGTGTTATACCACTCTTTGATGGTACTGGTTGCCCGCCGCCGCCTGGTTCACCGTCTGAATAGTTTCCTAATGTCACACCAGTATCCATATAAACTTCATCACTTTGCATTGGTAAGGATTGGCTTTGATTTTCACCTGACATATAATCTTGTGTTAATCCAATACCTAATGGTCCATCTGGACACGGATTTTGGAGCACACTCCAGTAATAAATTGTATATTTTATTCTGTCTGGTCTTCCACCATCTTTTGGTCCTAACGCATATAAGAAACCATAATCTGTATTATCCATCCTATAATTGTTTGTGTCAGTAAGAAACTTTCCCTGCCCTCCGGTCACACCACTCATAACCCATTGTAAGTTTTGAAGCGGGGCGTTTAATGCGGCATAATCATATGGTATTGATTGCTGACAGCCGTCATAACAATTCAAAGGTGTAGTTTCAGACCAACTTCCAGCAGTTTTCTTTTCTGGTGGTGATCCATAATAATCATATACAAATAATTGTGTTTTTCTAGCTCCCGTTGTTTCTTCGTCTAATGCTGTTCGCGATAAGTTAATTTGTGTATTAAAAAAGTTCCTATAAATCTCTGACGGATTAAACTCTACGGTTCCACCTGAATCTGGAAATAATTTATAATTTCCACAATCTGTATAAGTCCCATCAACATTATAAACTCTTAAATTAAAATAAAATTGGAAGTTTGGTTCGTTCCATTTATTGCTTGAAAAGTAATATGTCATTCTGTTTGTATCATTGACACGGGCCCAATCTGACGGTGTTGATATTTTTGTTATTGACATTTTTCTATTTTATTTTTTATATTTTTCTTATTTGATTTTTGATTTCATTTACCGCATCTTTTATTAAAAGTGGTTTTATTACACTAATCATATTTTTTGAATCTAATGCCTTTAATGGATCAGTAAAATGTAATGGTGTTATTCCTCTACCATTTCTTTTTGTTTTTGGTTTATAATGAGGCCATACTCTTATACTAACTGGAGTTGCCTGTTTGCTCATATAAGTTCCTTGATCTTGAAAAGCGCCGTAATTTAAGGCATTCACGGTGTAACCTTTATTAGGTATGTATGTTACTCTTATTGATGCGTTTAACGCTCCTGTCCTGCGTCTAGTTTCTAATGCCTTCATCTCTCGTGTTATTCTAGCTGCTTCGCTTGATAATACTTTTATAATGTTTATATTAACTGCCATTCTATTACTATATACTTTTTATAGAGATTATTGAAGTTTGTATTCAAATAAATTGTTTTGAATTATGAAATCGTTTCTGGCTTTTACGGCTTCTTCTTTTGTTTTAAAATACCCGATGCGTTTGTTTTTATTATAATAATAAATATCAGCCGCATAATATTCATATTTTCCATGAAACTTACAATAACATATTCCTGTAAATCCAGAAGTATTTCTTTTTTGCATTCTTTTGTTGGTTCCTTGATAATGATAATTAACCCATCTTAGATTACCAGGTTCATAATTACCATCATTATCTATCCTATCAATAGTTAGTCCTTTACCATAATTTTCCAAACTTTTAATATATTCTATAAACGCTAACGGATTATTTATCCAATCTTCATACATTTTTATTCCCCTTCCACCATAATTTTCATACCCCTTACGTTTAACATTAAGGCAGCATTCTCTTATTCGTCTCCATCTTTTATAATCTGATGTTTGGGATATGCCTTTTGGCTGTTCTATTCCTATATACTTATAATTCATATTTTTATTTTTATATTTATATATTGTTAAAGGGCCTAAAAGTTTTTTCAAAGTGGGAGCGCATTTTTGCTATTTTTCATTTCATCCACTTTACTATACTGCTTTCTAATAACTAAATAATCAAATACTTCTTGTAATGGCAGTTTATCAATCTCTTTCATTTTTAATATGTCATTATCACACATATTAAGTTGGATAAAATCCCACATAAAGTATTTATTGATTTCGTCAATTTGCTTTTGATAAACTAACTCTTTTGTTTCTTCATCTGATTCAAATAAAAGATATTTATATTGCGCATACGTTTCGTTACGGATAAAAAAAAACGACTCATTATTGCATTTGCTATTGAAACATCTAATCCCAATAACTCATTTTCAATTTCAGTTTGTGTCTTTAAATCAAATGGTTCTATCCTAAACCATTTCTTCGGTCTTAAATAAATTGCCAGCAATCTATGTAAGTTTTTAATGTTGTCTCCCTCAGCAATTGTTATTTCCAATCGCTTCCATTGCTCATATGTTTTTTCAAGGAATGGTTCTTCAATAACCCATGTTTTTCCATTATATTTAATTGTATTTCCTTTTAATTCATATGGTTTTACAGTCATAGAAGTTTGTAGATCACTGGCTACTTTATCTAAATCCTGTTTCTTATTTATTTGAAAATAATCTATTAGTTCTTGCTCGAATGTAGTAGAGCCAGTATCTAACTTTGAGATGTATTGAAATTGTTTGGTGTTCATTTTGTTGGATTCTTTTTTCTTTTATTTGTTGGTGATGTCCATTCTTCAAGTTTTATATCAGTGGCTTTCGCTTCCGATATTTTTGCTTCTTGTATTTTGTTAAAATCATCTAAATCCTTTTGTTCTGATTCATATTGAGTTGTAATAGTTTCCTCTTTCTTCTGTGCTGTTTGCCACTCCAACCATGCTGGTTTTAAACTCCCATACATATTCAAAAGGTCGGTTCCGCTTTTATGAGCACAAGTTCTACATGAAGTATTGATTGATATTCCAACATATGAGCCCGCTTTTATTAAAACATTATAATCAACGTTTCTTCTATTCGGTAATACGGTTGATTCCATATACTTCATAAACTCTATTTGTTTATCTGTTAATCCCATTTTAATTTCCATTATTTTTTATTTATTTTTTAACATCTTATCCATTAAATAAGTTCGTTTGAAAGATTTATATTCATCTTCACATAATAATAAAATTCTATTAATACCATTATAATGACGATGAAAATCTACTAAAATCATTAATTTACCTTCATGACGTTTAGTTTCCATTATATCAAAATTAACTTTATCTTTATCTTCACCAAGTGAATTAATAACACTCTTTAAATACTCTTTCAAAATTATTTTTTCATCCATAATTATATTTATTTTGTGGAAGCCTGAGGATTCGAACCCCATTGCATAAAAGGAAACATGAAAACCTTTTAATCTAACCAAGTGGATCCCATACTATTATATACTTTTTTTCTTCTTTTTTAATTTATCCTTCTCCAATCTCTTTTCACAATATTGTATATTATATTCCATCTGTTCTTCAAACATTTCTTTTGTAGAATTATATTCTCTTTTATACACCAAAGGGTCTTTTGTTTCCCAACCCAATATAGAAGCATATCTTTCTACATACTCCTCGCTTATTGGATTTCTTTTATTAAGAATATGGTTTGCTTTATATTCTCCACAGAATATAATATATTCTTTTGGTAGTTTGTGGTCTTTTGGTTCTGTCATAATACGTTGAATAGATGTTTCTTAAATAAAAATGTTAGCCAATATGATATATAACCAAAGTAAAATCCCCAAAATGTTCCAAACCATATTAACCATGTGAAAGCACAGAACCAATATGAAAAACATAATGAACATTTTAACATTTGTATTATTATATCAACTAACAAATATTTACTATAAGTTTTACTCGGTATTCTTAATAAGTCCTCTACTATTGTAATTCCAATGAGCGATGACATTATAATTATAGCTACATATTCCATTTTACATCTTGTATTTTTTCGTCCATATTATTTTCTAATATGAAATTATTTCTTCTTATAACTGCTTCTTCTTTGGTATCAAAATAACCTAAATGTTTTTCAATCTTATTTACTTTTATTCTAGCTTGCCATTTGTTATTTCTTTTTCTTTATTTTATTTTTAATATATCATCTATTAATTTTGTCCTATTAATATTTTGTAATAAATGTTCAATCATTCCAGACATTTCATTGTCATTAGTATATATAATGACATCATCATCACAAGTCATTTCTTCAAAACCATATTGTTGTATTAATTTAAATATACGATTTTTATATTCCTTAAATATGTTTTTCTCTATTATGAATCTCATATCTTTTTATTTTATTTTTAAACCATTTTCTTTGTTCTGGCAAATCTTCTTATTAAAGCCTGCTCCTTCTCCCAATTTTATATTATCTAGTCCCAGAACTCATTATTTTTATAATTTTTAAACTCTTTATCATATGCCGATTTTAAGTTATTTTTTGCTTCGCGTAATAGCATATTCAATCTTGATATTCCTATATTAAACTCTAACATAAGTTCCAGTTTTGATTTCCCTGTTTTACCCGGTGACCCTATGTGTAGTTTTAATAGCTCATATCCAAATGCCTTTCTTTCTACATCTTGACTTTCTCTATATTTTTTTAATAATCTCCATTTTTGTACATTTGACAACTCTTCCCATTTCTTTCCTCTTTTACTTATAATTTTCCTCGGGTCTAAAATATTTTTAATGCTATACCAATTAATGCTTTCCAATTCATCGAATAAGAAATCTGCTCTATAATCAAACTTATCATCGTTTTCTTCTACTTCTGGTAATTCATCTACATACTCTATCAAATTGTTTTTAATAAACTTATTTAAGTATCTTCCTGAGTTTCTTTGGTTTATAATCGCCCTACATATATAATTCTTTAATTTATTATTCAAAAACATTTCTTCCAACTTTTTATTATCCATTACTAAAAGTTCCATATAAATATATTGTTCAATCTCACCATCAATATGTGTGTCTTTACTATTTCTAATTAATTTCCTAACTAATTTTAACACATTGTAGTTCTTATAAACATAATTCACTATGTCTTGGTTTGTCATAAGTTAATTCAGTTTTTTCCATTGCATCCCCGCTCCTACTTTATATTCAAAATATGCTCTTAAATAAAGCGCATCTGCAATATCTGGCGAACGCCCCAATGTTCGTTTTATAGTATCTTTGCTTGTAATTTTAAACTTCTCATTTATAAACTCTTTCTTATACATTAAACACTCTTGTATCATTTTATCGTTATAACCGAAATTGAAATTAACTTCCAAATTATTTACTTTCTCCGCGAACTTCCACATCAATTGTGATTTTATATTTACAAACTTCTCATCTTTTAAAGGTCTCTCCGCTCCACTATATCTCACGCTTCCTTTTAAGTTCTGGCTAACTCCCGTTCCAACTCCGACGCTATCTACTATAACGTTATTTATTGGAACTCTATAATCATGCATTAAACTTTTAATTGCTGCCGCCACTTCTATTCCGTCCTTTTCTTTCATTTCTATAATCTTTATACAATTCCAACCGTGCCATAAAGTAATGATTGTTCTATCTATTCCTAATTCTGCAGGGTCACAAGTTATAAAATGGTCATTAATTACATTTAAGAAATATTCATTATAAAATGATTGCTGTAGTTTATCATATTGAAACAACACATATTCATCGTCTTCAAAACTCCAACTTCCGTGTAATAATCTTTGTTTTAATATATTATCCAAACTCTTATCCAAGTGCTCTAAATAATCTTTCGAAAGGTGTGGATTGTCTGTTGGCAGGGCTGGTATAAACTTTATATGTTCTGGTAATGTTTGTTCCTCATATGGTGTATAAAAATAATTCTTCGGCCAACCGTGACAAGGATTTGATGCGGCAAATAATTTTGGTATTAATCCATATTCCAATAATCTATATCTTATTCTGGCTCCTAAAACCTCAAATCCCTTATATGATATTTCCGATAATTCGTCTATAAATGCTCCTGTTATTTCTAATGATCCTAACCTATCATAATCTGGATCTTGTGGATAAGGATAAAGGTCTATTAAAATTATTTCACTTCCATTATTAAACTTTAATGTATTTGTTTGCGCGTTGTATTCTACATAATCCTTCAAATTATAATATTTTATTATATCAAAAAGTGTTTTCAGTGTGGTTCTTTTCAAATTGTTTAATCTCGATCTTCCTATTAAATATCTCGTTCCTGGATATTGAAAACAACTCATCAAAACCCACATACAACCTAAATATGATTTCCCGCTCCCTAACGAACCACCATATAAAATATGGTTCGTCTTCGCGTCCCATAAATAAGTCAGCGCCAATCTTTGCCTTCTAGTTGGTTTGAAATTAATTGTCATAATTCTTTTCCTCTATATTCGTAAATCAAGTTTCCGTCCTCATCTTTTCCAATAGGATATAAAACTTTTTCATACATCAAATAAATGCCTTTCTGGCTTTTTGTATCATTCCATAAGTTTCTTAAATAATCATAAAATGTTTTTCCTGCCATTTTTGCTCTTGTCAAATTGCTTCCTGAATTAAAGCCGTCGGCTCCAACAAAATTAACATTATCTAAAAACTTTGCGTCTTCCGCAATGTCCTTCCAACTAACTTTTCCGTTCTTTTTCGCAATCATCAACGCCTGCGTAAATTGTCCCTTGAATAATTCCAAGTTTCTGGCAATCCACAACACGATCCATTATCACATTGCTCTTTGAAATGTGCGTCTGAAACATAAAATCTCATACCAACTTCCTTACATAAATCTTTCATCTCCTTTATATACAACTCTTTCACTTTTCTCGATAGCCTTAAATAACCGCTTCCTACTGAATATTCCTTATAAAACTTCAAAACATCAAACCCCGCCATCGCATTAAATGTTTCCAAGTTTTTCTTCAAAATTAAACTTCTATCTTCTAAACAAAAAAACTCTGTGCTTATTGCTGTGGCTCCCGCCGCTGCCGCTTCTCTAATCAATTGCTTAAATGTTGGTGTTGATATTCCAATTATAAACGGTCTTAATCTCAGCTTTACTCCTCCTTTTAAGTTTGCTTTTGCTAATCTTTCTATTGCCTGTAATCTTTCTCTTGGAGTTGGTGTTCCTTTTTCAATCCATTTACTTTTCTGTTCGTCCAATGTTATAATAGAAAACTTAACGTTCCAAAAGTCGTTGTTTCTAAAATATTTCATATATCTTTCGTCTTCTGTCCAAAATGTTCCTTTTGTTGAAAAACAAATTGGATATTGTTTCTTGTAAAAATAATCCAATAATTCTAATGTAACTCCTCTAGATTTTTCAATCCAACAAAAAGGATCTGTTAATCCCCCCCATTGCATTACTTTTCTGTCTTTTATATACTCACTAAATTGTGATTTCGTTTCTCCTTCAAACATTCGCTTTATTGCCTCTGGATTTACATTCGTTATTTTCTTATTTAAATACGCGTCTTTTGATAATCCTACTGCTTTTTGAAAACTCGAAAAACAATATAAGCATTGAAATCCACAATTGTTATAAGTGTCAAATGTCATTGGCATCGAACAATCATATAGTTCATAACTCCACCTCGGCGATCCATAATACTTTACTTTTTCCAATTTTTCATATCTTCTTTTTTTAAATCCTTTTTCTCTGTATCAATTCCCGTATATTTCTTAAACTTTTCCCATAATTTTTCATCATCCCATATCACAATAACTTTAACTTCGTTTGTTTCCTCTTCTTCTTTTTCTTCCAATATCTTATTAAATAAACCCCCCTCAAATGGCGTATCCAATCCCCAATCTGTTAATTCTCCTAAATCCCAATCGTCTTTCAATGCCAACCAATCCCACTCACCAAATGCTAAATTATCTTTTATCAACAATTCTTTTTTCTCCTTTTCTGTAAAGTTCTTAACTTGCTTCACCCATTCGTCTTTTATTTCCGTATAACCCAATTCCACTAAGGCTCTATATCTTTGATTTCCTGATATAATCAAGTTGTTTTCATCAACAATCAATGGTCTCAACGCCATCATCTTTTCAAAAGTTTGAATTGACTTTTTTAATTTACCCAATTTCAAATCAGTTATTCCTCTTGGATTTTTTTCATTTTGTTTTAATTCTTGTAGCTTCATATATACCCTCCATATCTATTTCTTTTTCAATTTTATCATTTATTTCTTCTAACATTTTTCTCGATTCTTCTAATTTTTCTTCCATATCTAATTTTTTCATTTCTGTTATATTCACATATTTTTTCAATCTTTCTATTCCCAACCAATACATAAAATAATCTTCATCTGCTCTTTTTAATGTAATAGTCGCATAATCATTCAAATCCACATCTCCTTGCATAACTTCCTCATCCTGTGTTCCTGCGTCATAATCTTCTTCTGTTTCTTCTGTTGTTTCAAAATTAAATGGCATTTCCAACCCCCAATCTACCACATCATCTTTCTCAAAATCTGATTCAACTTTTTCCCACTCCCAATAACCATAACTTACATTATCTTTTACAATAAACTCTTTCTTTTCTTTTGGTGTTAGGTCCGTTGTTTTTTTAATCCATTTTTCTGGAACCTCTGTATAACCTAATGCCACCAATGCTTTATATCTTTGATTTCCCCCTAATATTGTATTTGTTTCGTCAATTACTATTGGCCTTACTTCCATCATTTTTTCAAACTTCCTTATTGATTTCTTTAATTTTTCCAAGTTGTCCTCGCTTATCGTTCTTGGATTCTTTTCGTTTAATTTCAATTCCTCTATCTTCATATTTTATTTATTTTTTTTTGAGAGAACGGTTGGACTCGAACCAACGACCACTACATCCACAATGTCTTTTTATATGCTGTTAGTATTCATTACTGAATACATTTTTTTAAGTGCTCTAACCAGCTGAGCTACGTTCTCTTAAATTATTATCTTAATTTTTCTTTTTTAAATAATTTGTGATTTAATATCGGTTCGTAATACCAATTTTTATCTTCTTTAACTCTTATTCCAATATTTAATTGTGGATATTTATTTTGTAATTTTTTTATTGCGTCAAATGCCATTATCTTCCTATTAAAATCTTGATAGCCTCCTTTTGGTTTGCCTACTGACATACATTGTATTTTGTGTTTTGAACATAGCAATGTATAATAACCTCTCGCTCTTAAATTAATAAATTGATAAAAGTCCTCAAATTGTCCCAATTCAAACTTATAATCTATTAAATCCGCTCTTACTATATAACTTGTTTGTGTTCTTGCGTTCTTATGACTAAACAAAACATTTTCTGGATAATAAAACTCATGTGAATATGGAAATGATATTCCTCCTAATTTTTTATTTCTTTCAAAAGCGTCTATAATAATACTTATACTATTCTTTATATCATTTGTAAAACATTTTATATCATCATCCATTTTCCATATTAAAGTTGCTCCATTTTCTTTTGCCTTATCTACTAATGTGTCTAATGATTTACATAAACCTATATTATCTTTATCAAACCTTATAAGATTTTCACAATCGTATTCTTGTGATTTTTCAACTCCAACCAGGTAATCTATGCCCAATGTTCTAACAAAAGATAATGTATTCTTTTCTAATGTTTCACTTCTGTTCCTGCTCGGTATTATTATGCATATCTTCTCCATCTTCTTTCTCCTCAATTATGTTTATTTTTACTGGCTCTGTAATTGTCTGTGTAATCTCTTGTCTATCTGCCCAACCCCTTTCTCTTCCTCTACAATTCAAAAAGTATTTGATGGCTCTAAAATCACCATCCTTTATCAACTTATTCAATTTTGATTCCGCAAAATCAATTGGTATTACATATCGTGCCTGAAAACATAATTCGTCGAAGTCTTTATCTTCCTCCCTCCATTTTTTAATTGTTAAATGGTCAATTTTAACCTCTTCCAACGCTGGAGTTTGTACTCCCATATGTTTCAATAAACTCTCAACATACATTTTCTTTTTTAATTTCTTAGCTCTTTCGCTATATTCTCTTGACATTTTATTTATTATTAATTTTTATTAGCATTGTCATTATTGTCATTCATGATGTATGCTATTGTTCTATCTACTAATAATCTACCTCTTGTAATCCCTTTCTTTTCACAAAACGCATTTATTAAAGATAATTCATCCATTCTAACATATAAAGTAATGATGGTGCTGTTTTTTGCCTTATTTGGCCTCCCTCTTTTTTTCATACCTTTTAATTTTTTTTAATCTATAATAAACATTATTAATGTTCGTATTCATCTCATCAGCGATTTGTTTAACCGTTTTTTTATTTGCCAACATTAATCTTATTTTTTCGATATCTTTTTTAATCTTCATTCCTTTATTCATTTTCAAATACCTTTTCCAACCTTGCACTGTATGTATGTGACAACCAGTTTCTTTTACTATTTCATCTGTGCTCTTATTTTCATTTAACATTTTAATAATCTTTTCTTTATATTTATGTCCTCCAATTGGTTTATATTTTCCTTTGAACTTGTTTATCATCTTATTATCTTTCCCATACATATATATATATTTATTTTCTAATTCTAGCGCTTCATTTTTATTTTGTGTTTTTAATCTTTCCAATAAAACTATTTTTGGTTTTTTATTTTCTTTTAATATGTCCAATATTCTACAATCTTTCTTACTTCTTTGATTTAATTTTGTTGCTCCATAAATGTGATATTCCAACCTTTTACATAGCCATTGTTTAGTAATTCCAACATAAAAATATTCTTGTGTTCTTGGATCTTGTAACGCATATATTTTATATTGTCCTTTTTTTCTATCTTTTTTATTTACTTTTCCTGAACCTGGTTGGCGTTTAATTTTAATACCATTTTTTCTGGCCGTGAATGATACAAACCTCTTACAATACCCCATTTCGTTGGCTATTTCTATTCTTGTCATACCAGTTTCTGCCAATTCTTTTAATTTATTTATGTCCATTTTATGATTTTTTTTATTTATATATATAAATAAATTAAAGTCATAAACTTCTAAAATGAAAAAAAATTATATAAAAAAATAAAAACTTTATATAAAATTATATATATAAATATAAAATGAAAATAATGAAAATAATTTTTTTATCCAAAGTTTTTTCTTATCTTTGAATAAACAAAAAAAAATAATTGACTCATGCCTAATTGGTGTTATAACGAAATAGATATTTGTGGTAGCCCCGCTTCCATAAATAAAATTGCTAGTTTCTTTGTTGGAGCTGATGGTAAAGAATCTAATTATGATGATGATGAAATTGGAATCTTTGGTAATATTCTTGGTGATATTCCCGATGACTATAATGTTTGTTGGTACGAATGGAACTGCGAACACTTTGGAACTAAATGGGATATAACTCTTGAAAATCTTGAAGATTTAGATATAAAAGATGATTCTATATCATTTAACGTTGAAACAGCGTGGTCTCCTCCTTTGGAGTTTCTCCAAAATCTTTGCTTAATCTATGAAGATGTTACAGCCACTATCTTTTACTCTGAATCTGGTATGGATTTTTCTGGTAATGCTGAAATATATTATTCTAAAAATGATGGTGGTATTATATTCAATAATGAAGAATACTCTTTTCTCGAAGGATATTATCATAAAGACCCTGCTTATGCTCTTGATTTCATAGAAAATCAACTCGATCTTGGTTGTTGGGATGCTAATGAATATGAAAATCTAGACGAAGTTTATTATTATATGGATAAGTGCGATATAGATGCCGTTACTGAACTATATAAAAAATATGGTTATAAACACGAACCAGTTATTATTATTAGTGAATCTGATCCTTATGGTGAAGAGGATTGGAGTTTATAAAAAAAAATTAAAAAATATGAAAAAAAGTTATTCAATAATTCTTGAAGGTGAAATACAAGAAAAACTTGAACATGTTTGTTCTCGAGGTTATTAT